CAAGACAAATATAAGTATCGCGGCCAAGCCAAGCCATGGCCGACCTGGTCTTTCCGGAACCGGAAGATCCATAATACCACCTTACCTCAGGTGGTTGAGTTAAATCACGAGGAGGCTCGTGCATACGCATCCAATTTTCCGCTAGACGCAAAGCGCCAGCGTTAGGTGCGACTTCAGCGATCTGACGCATGTTGGCTCCCTGACTCAAAAGAGTCCGTATAGCGTCCTGATCTGTCCGTTCTCCCTGCGCCGGGGGTTCCCCGTGCTCGAAGAGTACTTCATCCTTAGAACAATACACCTTGTTCTGTTCAGCTGTTCCGAGAGCCACCGAAAGGTGAGCGCCAGCGAACAGCGAGCGCATGCGAGCCATAGTCTTTGCGTTGATCCAGTGAATGTAGCACTGGAGATGCACGGTGCCGGTAGTGGGAGCCACTTCACGCCCGACGATGCAATAGTCCATAGCTTCCGAGAAAGCCCTGAAATGTTCAACATACCCCTCCGGGGGGTTGTTGACTGTGAGGCACCAGCCGCGAGTTCTGGATGCCATGGTGTGTTACACCAGTGTGCGAGAATAAATTCTGCACAGAAGCCGGGTAATAATGATACCGGCTTCTGGAAAAAAGTTTTTTAATCCATCGAAATTTTATTTCGATGGCCGGGGGTTTTAGAAAATCCCGCGAGCTTGTTTACCATATGGTTAAATTGTAACCTGATGGTTAGATCTGATCATTAGATCAAATGACGGAGTATCCGTGTTAGAATCCAGAGTGTCCAACTTGTAGTTGGAGCATCGGATCATAAGATAGACGCGCGACTTAGGTCGGGTCTGAGGCTTAAACTGAGTTACGCCCTGCTGCGCGAAGGCAGCGTTATCACTCGTCAGTACATCAGTACCCAACGAGACCGCTGACTCCTGATAGGAGATAATGCGGTTCATAGCAACAAACATTGAGACTGTACGGACGTTCGGGTCCGTGTCGCCGTCGTCAAGACTGTTGGGTTGAATAGTGAATGTTTCACTCTTTAGGACCTTCATGCGGCCCTTGTACGATCCGCCAGTTTGGGCGATCGGATTAAACGTCAACGTTTTAATGAGGTTCTGATAAAAATCATTCCTCTTCTTTGTCTGCAGAAGAATATCTGCAGCATACCCAGCATGGCTAGGTACCAATTCATCATCAAGAAACTTGACGAGCTGAATTGTATACTGAGCTGCTTTGGTCTTAGCGCCCCAGCAGTTCATCTTAATAGACAGAGATTTCAAGAAACTCTTTGAACATGGCGGGGTATCAATGATACCCAACGCAGAAGTATCCGTAGGTGTCTTCTCTATTGACCAAGATGTACCAGCCGATCCTAGTACTCCATCGGGGCCCGTATGCCCCCGAGGGTCAAACGCAATGTTGCCAGTTGCGACTTCCTGAGTCATCTGCAGGAAGGGTGCAGCAAACAACCTATCGGTAACATTTACTGCATAAGGATTTGCGTACAGAGACGTCAAATCAAACATATACATCGGGAGATCCCGACGACCAGCTGTAACCACACGGTTATTCAGCCAGTAATTGCCGTATGAATCAAACGACTTAACACCGTTCCAACGGTATAACACGGTCTCCAATTGAGAACGCGTGAGCTTCAATGCAGTCTGAGCTGCAGTTGTTTTACGTCCCATTCGGGAACTCGACTTCGAAGAAGTTTGCTGGATAGTGGCATTAGACCACTGACCAGCGGAAGGACCCTTAGATCCTGGTCCTATAGCTGCTCGTGCACGAGACTTGGACGCAGACGCTGCGCGCTGACGTAGACTTAGTCGTGCTGCGCGTTCGCGTTCGGTTTCGGCCGAGGTCAAGCCACGGGTTCCACCGAACTGTCCGTCTTGCGTTGCAAGACGTGTGAGACGACTAAGAGACCGTTCCGCTGCCGCTACGCGAGCTGAGCGGACGGTGCGTCGAACTGCTGATCTTCCGCGGGCCATGGTTATTAACCACTGGCCGGGGTAAAATCCAAATCCACGATTTTAATGTGACGACCCCGTGTTCCTTAGCGGATGGGCTAGACAAAACGCGTGCTGCCCCGCAGCGCGCCTTTAGTCGGCGCTGGCTGGGGGAGCGTTTATAGGGGTAACTATTCGTTTGCGATCACTCATCGTCTGACGACTCTATTAAGTCCGGGTGTACCGTTGCGTGTACGCAGCTACAATCTTTCCCGTATTCCCAGCCGCAGTCTGGGCATGTGTTGTCCACATCGATCACTTGCGTGATACGTCGAAGCAATTGCTTTTGATCTTCACGACGAAGATGAAGATAGTACGCCTCCGGTTTGAACGGGGCTGTTATAGCTATCTTTGTCGCGTGCAGCTGTCGGGTACCACCCTTGACCTCCAGCCGTACGGGATAGCGGTCCAGCAGTTGCAGGAGTCTGTTGTAGGTGCACCATTTTTCACGAAAATCGTCGATAAGCACCCCTTGATGTTGGTCATATCCATCCCACCATTTTGCCTTGTCAAGACAAATATAAGTATCGCGGCCAAGCCAAGCCATGGCCGACCTGGTCTTTCCGGAACCGGAAGATCCATAATACCACCTTACCTCAGGTGGTTGAGTTAAATCACGAGGAGGCTCGTG